TAGCAACAAGAAAGATTAAAGTAGGAGATGAAGTAAAAAGAAATTACTATGAAACTGAAGAAATTATAGTGAAAGAATTTAGAGACAAAGAAACAGGGGATTTAATAAATACAAAAGAGTTATATAACTTTAAACACGGAGAAAGAATAGATTACTTTGAAGAATACTAATTATGGATTATAATTTAATACAAAACAATAATTACGAAGAGTTTAAGGATAAGTTTTGGGAAGTAAACCCAGAGTTTAAATTTGTTGCTCCTTATGATGCATTCTACACCTCTATAACGGATAAAAAGAAAACATCTATGGTGATGTGGGCAATTTATTTATTATGTGATATAAACAGTCCTAAAATAAGGTTGAGATTAGACGAAAGAGAAGAAGAAATTAAAACATTCTTTATTAAAGACCCTGAATTCACATTTAATAGGTATCAGGAGCTAATAGATGCTTACCCAAAAGTAGTGTTAAGTAAGATACAGAGAGAACTTAAAGTGTGGCATGATAAAATTGAAGAAAGAAATAAGTTTTTAGAGAGTGTCACTTACGATATGAATACTTTTGAAGCTTTAGACAAGATGATGAAGGACTCTAAGCCAATTTGGGAAGCCTTTGGTAAAGTTTATAAAGAATATCAAGAAGAAAACATTGAAACAAGAGCTAGAGGAGGAAGAGAAGAATCTTTTTCTGAGAAATTATTAAACAAAAAATAACCTAAAACAATAAAATATGTATCCAGTAAATAAACCAAACATCCACAATCAACCAAAGCAAAGAGAAAGATTTTCTTTAAAAGAAGGAAAATATTTTTGGTTATCAAGCATTATGAAAACCTATGATAAGGCAAAGCAAGAGGCTTGGCAAAAAGAACTGAAGGAAAAAGCGGAGAAAGAAACTGAAGAAACAAATGATAATATTAATTGATACAGAAGATAAAGTAATTGAAGTAGAAAAAGTTATTGATAAAAAAGATACAAAAAAACTCATTAGAGAAACTTTGAGGAATTTTGATGATTTTGAACACGTTGTAACTCCTCCTGTTGAAATTAAATTTATCCCTATAAATAAAAACTTTACAATAGAAGATTTTGTCAAAAAAATTATTTCAAAAGCTCCTAACCCTGATGATATTTCAGATATAAAACCTGGACCTCCTAGACAATGATAATAAACACTGATTTAATTTTTCCTAAAATTTTTGATAACACTAAGTTTATTAAAAATCATCCTAAGCTACATCCACATAGTTCTGCTTATGAACAATATTGGATGAAAGAATTGGATGAATTAATTTATGGAATGTGGCAAACAGAAGAAACTCCCGAAGGAGAGAGATGGAGATATATGAATCCTCAATTGAACTACTTCACTAACTATCATACCATTACAATTCAAGAGGGTAAACAACGTATATTATCAAGACCTAATTTATTAGATATAAATTGGACTTTGTTTAATTGTTGGTTTATTTGTAGAGGTTTTAGTGGATTCCAAGATGATGAGGAGTACACTTGTAATTGGACAGTTAAACTAAAAGAAGATAAATTAAAAGATGAGACACTTCCTGATATTCCTTTAAAATATATAAATAATCTAACAGAGTATTGTTATAAAAAAGATGGGACTTTAAAAACTTATGTTGACCCTTTAGAGTATTTAAATATTACTCACAAAAATTCTCTTGGTAACCCATTATATGATAATAACTCGTTGAATTTGTTTCTATTAGGAAGCCGTTCAGGGGGTAAAAGTTTTATGGCATCTGCTATTATGGAACATGAATGGATTACAGATGGAGCTAAAACTGTAGAGGATTATTTATCAGGTAGAAATAAAGTGGAAATATTTTGTGGTTCAGCAAGCTCAAGTAAATCCTCACAATTGTTAGATAAATTTGCAAATTCTTTATCTCATCTTCCTGGTGGTTATACAGATAGAGAATACTATCCCCCTCCATTCTCAAGAAATTCTTCAGGAACCCTTAAAGTAGGAAACTCTAAGAATGCTTTTAGATTTGAGTATGAGAAAAAGATAGGAAATAACTCTGTTAAACAGGGTACAGGTTCTATGTTGGTACATGAAACTTACAAAGATAATAAACAAGCCGCTGTAGGAGGACGTTATAACGTATTAGTTGTAGAAGAGGTTGGTTTGGAAGATAAAATCTTAACAGTGCATGGTGCCAACGAATCTACACAGGATATGGGGTCAGGTAAGTTTGGGTCTTCATTCTATTTAGGTTGTGTATGTGAAGATTCTCTAATTTTAAATGCAGAGGGTATTTATGTAAAAGTGCAAGACTTGATAAAAGAAGAAGGGGTTATGGGATTGAATGAAAGTGAAAATAAATTTCAGCCTACCACCACTAAGTTTAAAATGGGTACCTCTAGAAAACATTGTTATAAAATTACTACCAATACAGGCAGAGAACTATCTTGTAGTGATGACCACCCTATTTACACACAAGAAAGATATAATTGTGGTACAAGAAAATTAACTCCAGTATACAAGGAAGCAAAAGATTTAAAAATAGGCGAAAGAGTAGGAGTTATTAATAATATAGATTATTTTGGTAAAGAAACATTATTTGATGCAAGATTATTAGGTATGCTAATAGGAGATGGGTCTTTTACTGAAACCACTAAATTTATTACAAAAGATAAAAGTCTTTTAAATTATATTCAAAATAAATACACTGTAAAAGTAGATAGTGAAGAAAATGGATTATATAAAACTAGAATACTAGGATTAAAATCTAAGTTAGAAGATTTGGATTTACATTTACAAAATAAACTAGAAAAACATATTCCTGAAAAGTTACATTATTGTAATAAAGAAACTATAAAAGAATTTATAGGAGGTTTATTTGATACTGATGGTTGTATTCACTTTTCTGAAAAACAAGTAAGTACATTAAAATATACATCAATTTGTAAAAATATAGTAACAGAATTACAATTACTATTAAATAAATTTGGAATTCAATCTAAAATAATTAAAGAGTCCCCTAGAAAAACTAAATTGGCAGAGGGTAAAAATGTTACCTATAATTTGTATATTAAGGATAAAGATAGTATTTTAAACTTTCATAAAAATATTACTTTATTGGTAGGATATAAACAAGATAATCTAAATAAAATAGTTAAAGTTTTATCTGAAAGAAAATCTCTTTACAGAAAAAGTGATATTAGGTGGGAAAGAGTAGTAAGTTTAGAGTATCTTGGAGAACAAATCGTTTATAATATGTCTGCTGGTGGAGACCATAACTATATTGCCAATGGTATTGTAACACACAACACTGGTGGAGATATGGAAAAAGTTATTGAGTCTGAAATTATATTTAGAGACCCTGAAGGATATGATTTTTTAGGCTTTAATGACATATATGAGGGAAGAGGGGTACTAGGTTTCTTTCTACCTTCTATTTACACCAACTTAGCTTATAAAGATAAGATGGGCAACACTGACGTAGAAACCTCTTTGAAATATGAGATGGAAGTTAGAGAGCAAAAGAAGAAAAACAATAATACTTCAGCATACGATGAATATATTATGTCAAGACCTCTCAAACCTTCTGAGATGTTCTTGTCTAAAACAGGTAATAAGTTTCCTGTGGTTATGCTTAGAGAGCAACAGGCTACAAATGATAGATATGGGTATAAGAAACACCTTAGAACAATGGGAATACTTTTAGAGGACAAAGACTACATCTATGGTGTTAAATTTAAGCCAGACTTTGATTTAAGACCTATTGATAGGTTTCCTCACGACTCTAAATCAAATTTAACTTCTGCTTGGGAATTTTACGAGCATCCTCCTGCGGGATTTATACAACCAGATCTTTATAAAATAGTTTATGACCCTATTAAAGATGAGGGTGGAGGTACATCATTAGCAGCTATTTATGTGTATAAGTCTAATAACACAGTAGATGCTAATGGTAATGAGTTAATTGCTTGGTGGGTAGGCAGATATGATAAACCAGATGATATTCATCAACAGTGTGTTATGGCAGCTAAATATTTTAATGCTCAAGTAATGTTTGAAAATAACATCATTGACTTTAAAAACTATTGTATGCGTACAGGAAACTATCACATACTAGCGTCCACTCCTAAACAAATTATAGAGAAAGCTTTAAGAGATCCTTCATTTAAGTACGATGTAGGTATTCCGATGACTAATCCTCTAAAACAGTATGCTCTCAGATTAGCTCAACAATGGTTGTTAGATGAGAAAAAAAGCTATGTAGAAGAGTTAGCTGATGGAACCAAGAGAGAGGTGGTAGAAAGAAACTTAAATACAATAAAAGACGATTTATTGCTTGAAGAACTTATTCAATACAACGACAAAGGAAACTTTGACCGTGTATCAGCTTTTTTATTGTTAATGTTGTGGATAGAACAAGATAAAGAGTTAGTAGTTAAGGAATCAGAAGAGATTGCCCAAAGAACAGCTAAAAACTTTTATTCTGATTTATACAATAACAGACTAAAAAGTACCACTCTTACTAAGTTTTAAACTAAAAAAAGAAATATAATAATTTATTTATAAATTTGTAAATTAAACCGATAATAATGGTAATTAATGGTAATGCTACAGAAGATGTAATTCTTTCTGGACCAGGTACAGACAGGCTTTCTTACAAAAAGAAGATAGCGGATAAGTATGCTTGGGCTAGAAAGAAGATGGATTATTTCTGTAATCAATATAATTATTATAACGAAAAGAAAGAAAAGTTCAAGATAAATTATGAACTTTATAACGGTCGTATGGACTTTAACAGTTTTTTAGAGACAGGTAAAGTTGTAGAGAGTGATTTAGGTGTGTCTATGCCTGAAATTGAGTTTAACCAAAGTGACTTTATCCATTTTCCTGTTTTACAGACAGTGTTACACGATTTAGAGGGAGAAGAGATTAAAAGACCTTTTAATATTAGAGCTGTCACAACTAATTCTAACAGCGAATCTGTTAGACAAAGAACTAGAAAAGATTTATTGCTTGAGAATACAGCAAAGATTGTTAAAGAAAGTATTATAAGTAAACTACAGGTTGAGAATCAAAAAAAGATGCAGGAAGCTGCGGCTAGTATTGATCCTAACACTGATCCTCAATATCAAGAAAAACTACAACAAATACAAGAGAGTTTTCAAGCACAGTTAGAAGAAGCTGC